GCACGAGGTCGATAAAGAGGCAGAGGGCTTCCGGCCTGGCGAGGATGGTTATCCTAGCAATGGGCGCATCGCGTGGGCGTTGTGGGGCGGCGATCCGGGCTATTCATGGGCGCGGCGCATTGTGGCCGCGGAAAATGACGACGACAGGGCCGAAGTGGCGGAGGCAGCAATGCGTGAAATCAGGACGCTATCGGAGCCGGTGGAAATCCGCGCGGATGACGATGGCGAAATTCGGGTTGCCGGTTATGCTGCTGTGTTCGACGAGGAGACGAGCATCGGCGGCGCATTTATTGAGCGGATCGCGCCGGGCGCATTTGCTGCTGCTATTGAGCGCGGCGATGACGTGGTATTTTTGGTGAACCATGCTGGTTTGCCGCTGGCTCGCACGCGATCCGGCACGCTATCGCTTTCCGAAGATGATCGCGGGCTCTATATGGAGGCGGGGCTAGATGGCTCCGACCCTGACGTGCGGGCGCTGGTTCCGAAAATGAAGCGCGGCGATCTGGACAAGATGAGCTTTGCTTTCGTGCCGATGCGGCAAACGTGGGACGATAGCGGGGACATTCCGAAACGCACGATTGAAGACGTGGCGCTGCATGATGTGAGCATCGTTACAACGCCAGCCTATGACGGCACAGAGATTGGATTGCGCAGTTTGGAGGCGTTCCGGGCGGAACGGCGGGCGCAATCTCAGGCAATTCGGCGGCTCCGCATGAAGCGCGAACTGCTGACCAGGTAAGGGCGGCTCTCGCTCTTTCCGCCCTATCCCGGCCCTTGGGCAAGGCTCGGAGTGAACGTCGTGAGACGTCCAGTCCCTTAGATGGAGGCCTTTTATGGCTGATATTAAGACCCTGCGGGAGCAGATGGCGCGGATTGCGACCGAAGCCCGCTCCAAGTTGAACGAAGTTACCGACAGCACCGACGAGGCGCGAGCCGCGGAGATTGAGCGCGAGTTCGACGCTGCCATGGCCGAACATGACCGGCTCTCCAAGTTGGTGGAGCGTCACGAGCAGGTCGAGGCCATCGAGGCGCGCGCTAAAGAGGTCGACATCTCGAAGCGTCCGGTCCCGGCCAATGCCGAAGGGCGCGGCGTCGATACCGGCAAGGCGATTGCATATCGCGAGGCATTCTACGAACTGATCCGCAACGGCGGCATTGACGGGCTGGACCCGGAAGTGCGCGGCGTGCTGCGGGCGGGCGTCCAGAATGTGGAAAGTCGCATTCAGGTCACCGGCACCAATTCCGCGGGCGGCTATACCGTGCCGGTGGAATTGGCCAATTTCATTGACCAGGCGATGGCCGCCTATGGCCCGATGTATAGCGCGGACATCTGCACCACGCTCAACACGTCTACCGGCGCGACATTCAACATTCCGACGGTGAATGACACTGCCGTGACTGCCGAGGCACACACCGAGGGCACCGCGCTCACGGATGACGGCGGCAAGGATGTCACCTTCGGTCAGGCGCAGCTTGGCGCGTATGCGTTCGATACCGAGTGGGTGAAATGGTCCTACGAATTGGCGCAGGATTCCATCTTCAACATGGAGCCGATCCTAGGCTCTCTGTTGGGCGAGCGTCTGGGTCGGATCGCGAACAGCAAGCTGACCACCGGCAGCGGGTCCTCTGACGTGCAGGGCATCGTGACCGGTTCCAGCCTCGGCAAGACCGCGGCGGGCACGGCGGCCATCACGGCAGACGAAATCATCGATCTGCTGCACTCGGTTGATCCGGCTTACCGCTCCAGCCCAAAAGCCGCGTTCATGCTGAACGACAGCACGCTGGCGGCGATCCGCAAGTTGAAGGACGGCGACGGCAACTACCTGTGGCAGATGGGCAACTATCAGGTCGGGGTTCCGGGCAGCATTCTGGGCTATCGCTACTACGTCAACCAGGCGATGGACTCGCTGGCGGCGGCCAAAAAGGTCATGATCTTCGGCGATATGTCGAAGTTCTATGTCCGGAAAGTCGGCGCGCCGGTTGTTACCGTGGTTCGCGAGCGGTTCTGGCCTGATCTGGGCATTGCTGGCCTGATCCGGTTCGATGGCGTGCTGGCCAACACGGCGGCGGTCAAGCACCTGATCACTGCCGCGTCATAGTGGGGCTTGGGCGGGGCTTCGGTCCCGCCCTTCACTATCGGGAGAGAATGAATGCAGGTTCGGCTGCTAACATCGATGGCGGGGGCGGATTTTTCGCATAACGCCGGCGAAATCATCGACGTGGACAACGCCTATGCGGCGCGCATGATTGCGGGCGGCATTGCGGAGGCGGTCGATCAACCGGCGGCGGTGGAGACTGCCACCAAAAAAACTGCAACGCGCAAGGCGGCGAAGTGAAATGATGACTGATCTCCAACGGCTGGAACTCGTGACCGCACCGGCGGCGCTGCCTGTCAGCCTGTCGGAGGTCAAGGCGCAGCTTCGCATTGAGCATGATGACGAAAACAACTACCTAGACCGGCTGATAAATGCCGCGATTGCGATGGTGGACGCGAAAGGCATTCTGGGGCAGGCGATTATTACCCAGACATGGGCGCAGTGGCTGCCGTATACGCCGGATCGTGAGATATTGCTGGCAATCGGGCCGGTGCAGTCCGTCGATGCGGTGAAATACTACGACGACGACGGCATTTTGCAGACCGATACGCTGAGCAATTTTGACGTTTTCGGCCTGCCGTTTTCCAAAATTGTGAAGCCGAAAACCGGATTCAATTGGCCTGTCTCACAGGTCCGCCAGGATTCGATCAAGATCGAATACACGGTAGGATATGGCGACACCTCGGCAAGCGTGCCTGACACGATACGCCACGCAATGATGATGCTCATCGCCTATTGGTACGAGAACCGGGAGAATGAGCTAGTTGGGCTCAATTCCAAGACGCTGCCTTTCGGCTTTGATGATCTGCTGAACATCCACCGGGAGCGCTGGTATGGCTAGGTCTGGCCTATTGCGTGACCGCGTGACGTTCCAGCGGATGGCGAGCACAACGGACGATTACGGCAACACGACTGGCGCATGGGCGGACCATGCCTATCGCCATGCGGATTTGCGCGAGCGGCTGGGGAAAGAGGCCATCGAAGGCGGCGCGCTCCAGGACGTGGCGGCGGCAACGATGCGAGTGCGGTCGGATACGGTCACGGCGGCGATCACTTCGGCGGATCGTGTGATTGCGCGAGGGATTACCTGGGCGATCCGATCAATTTCGCAGGTGGATGCGAAAGGCGAAATGCTGGAGATGCTGCTGGAAAAGGGCATCGCGCCATGAAGGTTGAGGCAAAGGCGGTCATCAAATCCTTCGGCGATCTTCCGCGGCAACAGCGGAAGCACATCGGCGATGCAATCCGAAAATCAACGCTGGAGGGTGTGCGCTGGGCTCGCACTCTTGCGCCTGTCGATAGCGGCGATCTAAAGCGCGGCATTCACGCCAAATTTGATTTTCAACCCGGATCGTTGCGCGCGTCGGTAGAGGCCGCGCCAGATGATGGCCCAAGCCAAGCAAAGGCGTTGTCTATTGAGTTCGGGCGGCGATATACGCGCAAGCGACGGGCGCCTGGCGGCCGCAAAGGGCTGCTTAACCGCGGCACAACTGAGCCCGTGCCTTTCATGCGCCGCACGCAGGCGCTGCTAGGCAAAAAACACGCTGGCCGGATCAATCGCGCGATCCGCAAGGCGCTGAAGGAGACGGGCTTCTGATGAGCGACGGCTTCGCATTGGCGCTGCAAAAGGGCATCCGCACCGCGCTTCTGGCGGATGCTGACGTTGCGGCTCTGATATCGACGCGCCTATATGATGAGCCGCCTGGCGATGTGGTCTATCCCTATGCGCGCTTCGGCTCCATCGTGGCAGATACAGACGACACGGACGGCAAGACCGGCGCGCAGGTGTCGTTCATGGTGGAGGCGTATTCTCGCGCGACAGGCCGCGTTGAGGCTTCCCGCATTGTGGAAGCCGTGCGGGCGGCGCTGCATCGGCAAGAGACGAGCGTGGCGGCAACCGGCTTCGGCGTGGTGGAGTTGGTCTGCAACGATTATTTCGTCGAGCGAGATGATAGCGCGGGCCGCGGCTACATGGGCCGGGCTCTATTTTCGGCAATCCTGGAGGGCTAGCTAGACATGGCAAAACAACTTGGCCGCGCGATGCTCATCAAGATTGGCGATGGGGCCGATCCTGAGACGTTCGCATTTCTCGCGGGCATCAATTCAAAAACCCTGACAATCAACAACGCGGCCATTGACGCCACGACTGCGGACGAAAGCAATCCTGGTGGTCAGCTTTGGGCGCAGAGCCTGAACGGGCTCAAATCCGTCAGCGTGTCAGGTGATGGGATATTTATCGGCGGCACGGATCAGGAGGAGCGGCTGAACGCGGTTGCGGAGGCTGCTGATCCGGTAGCAAATTTTGAAGTCATCGTGCCGGATTTTGGCACTTACGCGGGCGAATTCCGGGTAACAACGTCTGGGCTAGGCGGGGAGACAGAGGGCGCGGTGACGTTTTCTCTGGCGCTGGAAAGCACCGGATTTGTTGCGTTCCTGCTCACGGGCAATCTGCTGCTGGAAAGCGGCGACGTGATTTTGCAGGAGAGCGGAGACGCGCTCCTGGCAACCACCTCCGGCGTCTAGTCGGGAGAGCCCTTCCGCGCCTTGGGCAAGCGCACGACGCGCGTCGGATGACGCCATGTCCCTTTGATGGAGCCTCGAAATGGCAAAACAACTTGGCCGCGCTATGGTCCTCAAGATTGGCGACGGCGCATCGCCTGAAGCGTTCACCTTCATGGCGGGGATTAACAGCAAAACGCTCACGATCAACAACTCTGCCATCGACGTGACAACGCCGGACGCCACGACGCCGGGCGGCGCGCTCTGGGCGCAAAACTTGAACGGGCTGAAATCGGTGAGCATTTCTGGCGATGCGACATTCCTGGATGAATCCGCGCAAGAGGGGCGGTTGAATACCGTGGCCATGGCAGCCGATCCGGTGGCCAATTTTCAACTGGTGGTACCCAGCTTCGGAACATATGAGGGCGAGTTTCGGGTGACTACCGCAACGCTCACCGGCGAAACGGAAGGCGCGGTGAATTATTCGCTCGCGCTGGATAGCAACGGCGCAATCACGTTCACGGCTGCCTGATGACGATAACGGCGGAAGCGCCGCGCGGAGGCATTGTCGAAACCATCGGCGATGCCTCCTACGTCCTGCGGCTGCGGTGCGGTGAAATTGAGCGGTTTGAGGACAAGCATCGCGGCGTCTTTGATCTTTGGGACGGCTTTTTCGGGCGCGGTGTGAAGCCGACATCTTCCGAGGTTCGCGATCTAGTCGCGCTGGCATTGGTGGGTGGAGGCAAAACGGACGCGCAAGCGGACAAGATCGTTTCAGAGGGCGGCGCGGAAAATCTGTTGCATTTTTACCGGCTGGCACAGGCGGCGCTAGGCGTGGCGTTCATGCCGGACATTGACGCCGACGATGGCTCAAAAAAAAACGAAGCCGGGGCGGATCTAGACGAAGCGGACTGGGTGTCAGACGACTTATTGGCAGCGCCATAATCGCGGGCATTATGCCGGATCAAGTGCGCGCGATGATCCCGCGAGATTTGTTCCTTGTGTTCGAGGGCTGGCAGGCGGCGCACAGTCCGCCTGAGCCTGGCTCGGATGCGCCAGATGCGGATGAGGTCCGCGCGCTGATGGAGAGGTACGGATAAATGGCGATTAGCGCCCAGGAACTGAATATAATCCTCTCCGCCCGTGATAAGGAGTTCGCGCGGGCAATGGCGGCCAATCAGCGGCGGGTCGAGCGGTTCGCGAGGCAGTCGCAGAAGGAACTCACTGCCGCCTCAAAATCGTTTGACATGCTGGGCACGGCGGCAAAGCGGCTAGCGCCGCTCATCGCTGGCGTTGTGACCGTGCGCACAATTCAGA